CGCCGTAAAACGCGCCCAATATGGCCGCTTCGAACGAGCACTCGTATTCCTGGTCGTACTGGTCCTGCGTCAGCTGCGCGCGGAGGGCGTGAAGCTCGGTCGGCGGCAGGATGCCCGAGGCGCTGGCCGGCAGCTTCAGGCAGAACCAATCGGGCGATCGCTGCGCGGCGTCGAAGGCCTCGTAGAACTGGTTGCGGCCCTTGGGCGTCCCGCCGATCACCGCCCAGCCAGCTCTGTCCGAGAGCGTCGGGCGGATGACGTTGCCCCAGACACTCGGGCGGAAGTCGCCGTATTCATCGAGGTAGACGCCGTCGAAGCCGAGGCCGCGCATGGCGTCGGCGTTGTCCGCGCCGAAGAGTTGGATCTTCGCGCCCGTGTGCGTCGTGAGCAGCAGCTCGGCCTCGTTGACGCCAGCGGTCGCGGGCTCGGCATAGCGTTTCAGGTAGTCCCAGGCGACGGACTTGGCCTGCGAGCGATATGGCGCAACGTAAGCGTAGTGCGCGTGCGGCCGCTGCGCGGTGATCGCGGCGCGGATCAAATCGTTGACCGCCGCGACCGTCTTGCCGGCGCGCCGATGCGCGACGAGGCAGGCCCAGCGCTGGGTGCGCTTATGGAATGGCAGGAACGCCCGTCGAGGCGCGTAGGGCAACTTGACCGTCTGAACGCGCGGCGCGCTCACTCGGGCTCGCTCCACTCGTAGCGGATGACCTGGGGACCGCCGTCAGGACCAGAATTCTCGTGGCGCTGCGTCTCGGCCCAGCGCATCTGCGCTTTGGTCCACCAGATCATCGCCGTGGTATCGCCCTGCACGACCGCCTTGTTGAACAGCGTCTTGGCGACTTGCGCCGAGGCCTTCGCCTTCCCGACCGCTAGCTCGGTCTTGTAGTATTTGCGGAGCGTCTCGTCGCTGATGCCGATCAGCGCCGCTATCTGGTCGTGCGGGAGGCCAAGGCCTGAGGCCTGCTCAACCTGGCGGCGGCGCTCTTCAGTTGGCTTGTGCGCTGGCATGACCATGCGCGCAACCTAAGCCGAACGAAAGCCGTTGAAAAGACGGCGCAGCGCGTAAGATCGAACCAGCGAAACGGCCGTGAACAGCGCGCCAATGGCGAAGCTGTCGAACGCACTCGGATGCAGGCCGAAAAGCGGCAGGATGACCACGTTCGCGGCCACCGCCACGAGATAGCCGATCGCCACGTTGGCGCCGGCCTCAACGGCGCTCATGCGGCGGCTTTGCATCGCTCGGTCGCTACATCGGTGAAGCTGCGTCCATCGCCCTCGAGCGTGGCGGCCTGCCCGGTGAATTCCTGCCAGCGTTTGATCGCGACATCGACATAGGCCGCATTCAGCTCAATGGCGTGGCAAGCGCGGCCAGTCATTTCGGCGGCGATGATCGTCGTGCCGGAGCCGGAGAATGGTTCGTAGACGGCTTGGCCCGGCGACGAGTTGTTCTCGATCGGTCGGCGCATGCACTCGACCGGCTTTTGGGTGCCGTGGCCGGTCTCGGACTTCCGGGGCTTGTCAATTTGCCAAAGCGTTGACTGCTTCCTGTCGCCGGCCCAATGCGCGGTAGCTGATTTCCGCACCGCATACCAGCATGTCTCGTGCTGCGGGTGGTAGTGGCCTCGGCTGATCACAAGGCTTGATTTTGCCCAAACGATCAGATTGCGCGGCTCGAAGCCACAGTTTCGCAAGTGCGCGACCAGTTCCGGGCTTTGTCGTTCACCGTGCCAAATGTAGACAACGTCTCCGGGGAAGAGCGCCCAAGTTTCGGTCCAGTCTGACCTATCATCGTTGAGCACGCGCCCGACCGCCGCTGTCCGTGGCTTCATTGCGGACCCAGACTTGAGGTTCAGCTTTTCGGGCTCATTGCGCCAATTCGGGTCGTAGTTCACCCCATACGGCGGGTCCGTCACCATCAGGTGCGGCTTCACGCCGGCCAGCGCTTTCTCCACGACGAGCGGATCGGTGCAGTCGCCGCAAGCCAGCCGGTGCCGACCAAGCAGCCAGACGTCGCCCGGCACCGAGACAGGATGCTCTGGCGCTTCTGGCACCGCGTCAGGATCGGTCAGGCCCTCGGTTCCCGGCGGCGCCATAAGCGCGTCGAGCTCTTCGGTGCTGAAGCCGGTCAGCGCCACGTCGAAATTGAGATCCTGCAGATCCTTCAACTCCAGGCGCAGCAGCTCTTCGTCCCAGCCCGCGTTGAGCGCCAGCTTATTGTCGGCGATCACATAGGCCCGCTTCTGCGCCTCGGTCAGGTGCGCCAGCCGAATTGCCGGAACGTCCTGCATCCCGAGCTTGCGCGCGGCCAGCACGCGGCCGTGGCCGGCGATGATGCCGTTCGCCTCGTCCAGCAACACGGGATTCGTGAAGCCGAACTCGCGGATGCTAGCGGCGATCTGCGCAACCTGAGCGTCCGAGTGAGTGCGTGAGTTCCGCACATATGGGATAAGCGCCGCGATCGCGACGCGCTCGATCTGGATCACGAGCTGCCTTTTGTTAAGCCAAGGTTCAGAAGATTGCCCCGCCCCACGCCATGCGTCAACCGCATATCGCCCTGCGTTCTTTGCAATGCTGCGGCGAAACCGGCGGTGTATGTTCTGCCCATCGAAACCGGCGCCGAGGCGCCAACCAAGGGAGGCCACGATGGCCAAGACGCTCCACCAGTACCGCGCCGCCTTCTCCCGCACAATCTCCTGCGCGGAAAAGCAGATGGGCCTGCGGTACATCCGCAACGCCCTCGCCTTGGAGGGGCGCAACGACGAGCACGTCGCCGAGCTCACGGCGCGCCTGCCGATGCTCCTCGCGATGGCGCAGGAACGCACGCTGAGGCAGGACACCGACCTCACCGCCGAGGAGATCGCCATCGACGCCGGCATCGACGCCGAGGCCGACCGGAGCCGCGCGTGATGCGCGTCCACCCCGCCATGAGCCTTGCCCGCCTCCGCCACGCGATGGGCGAGGCCTCCCTCCTCGACGCCGAGGCCCTGCGGGACGTCCTCCTGCGCCGGGGCGTCGCCGACACCGACCTCCTCGCGGCGCCCGAATGGCGCCAAGCCCTCCGCGAGGCCTACCAGCGCCTCCCACCCCACCTCCGACCCGAAACCGCCTAGAGCGGCCCTAGGGGCGCCGAAGCCCGGTCGCCCGCTACCCTGCCTAGGGTCAGCGGGCTTCCGGCGTTCCTGCGCCATCCTCGGCGTTTCTAGAGGCATCCGAGGCGAACCGCGACCGGAACTTCGCCATCGCGGCGTCGAATTCCGCCCTCTGGGCGTCGGTCATGGCCGAGTACTTGCCCGAGGGCTTCGACCCCTCGACCGGCAGGGCCACTGCCCGGCGCAGCTGGTGCCGCAGCGCCTTCGCCTGCGCGACCTCGGCCTCGAGGTGTTCGACCAGCTCGGCGTAGCTCGGAAACCACCGGAACTTGCGCGCCGCCGCGTCGAGGCTCGACCGCGTGAACGCGCTGGCCGGAAATTCCAGCATCGCCGCGTAGGCCCGAACCTTCGCCAGCCCGTCGGCCTCGCCCGGCCTCGTCGCCGTCAACGTGCCGAGCGCCGTCACGAACCGCTCGGCCAGCGCCTGCGGCGCGGGTTGCAGCGCGGCCTCGGCGGCAACCAGCGCGCGCTCAGCCTCGGTCTTCTGCGTCGAGGAAATCGACAACGGAGCGCCCGGCTGCTCGGTCTGTATCCTCCCGAGCAAGGCGCTCAGCGTGAACGATAAACCCGTTGCGTTCGGTGCGAGATCCTGTGCCATTGCCCTGCTTCCTTTCGCTGCTGCGGCGCACCCAATTGCGCCAGGTTGCCGACCAGTTCGTTTTCCGCCCGTCCGCGCCGGGCTTGCTGTGCCAGTAGTCGCGGAACGACGCCGCCTCGCGCTCGACCGCCACGCCGAGGCTGCCGGCGAAGGCGCGGTCATCCTCCGAAGGCGACCATTCGTCGGGCAGGCGGGTTCCTCGGTCGGCGCGCTCTGCGCGCTTCCCCCCTGCACCCCCCAGAACCGGTTTCTCAGAACTGGTTCTTTCCGAAGGAAAGGGTGGTTGTGGTTGTGGTTGTGGTTGTGTGTACGTTACGTTGTCCGTTACGTCGGACGTTACGTTCATCGTTACGTTGTCCGTTACGTTGCGCGCAGCCCTCGCGGCGGTCGCGGCCTCGGTGCGCCGCTTTCGGGCGTCGTAGAGGCGGGCGGCCTCGGCCAGTTCGTGATCGATCCGGCCATGACGGATCTGCCCGGACGAGACCGCAAAGAACGCAAGCACCGCGTCACGGTTCTCGATCCACTCGTCAGGCGTCATCCTGGCCGCGCGAGCGAGCGCGTCGTCGCTCAGGCGCAGCGGGCCGCCGGCTCGCCAGTAGGCCATGATGAGGTGGAGGTAGGCGCCGCTCTGGGCGGCGGTCAGATGCGCCGTGTCCGCGAGGTAGTCCGCGACGTACAGCGGCATCCAGCTATCTGGTCGTCCTGCCATGATCGTCTCCGTTGATCCGGCCGGACGTCGCGGATACATTTCGCCCGCGAACCCTCGCCGGACCAGTTGGGTGGTCCGTTTGCCCCGGCGCGGCTGGAACCGCGTCGGGGCTTTCGCATGCTAGCCCGGCTATCGCCTGCCGTCCAGCAGCGCCCAGACGATGATGCCGATCACGACGAAATCCTGCCATCCGAGAACCATTGCTTCCTCCGTTCGGGTTGAGTGGCGGGAGCGATCCATCCAGCAAACGCACCGGCCAGGGGCTGGTTGACGGGCTAGGCCCGCTGGATCGCTTTTAGGTTCCGCGGCCCGCCGGCCACGGCAAGGGAGGGCCTGGCCTGTTCCTAGATCCCGAGGTCGAGCTGGACGCCCAGCCGGTCGGCGTAGAGCGTCACCGCCTGCAGCCGCTCCTGCTCCCGCGCCCTCTTACGCTCGTCGCGGCGCAACTGCACGACGCGAACTAGCGCCGCCGGGTCATAGCCCGCGCTCTTGATCTCGACCTTCAACTCCTTGAGGTCAGCGCGCGCCTCGTCGGCGGCGTCGAGCAGGCGCGTGAGGCGCTCGGCGTAGCGGGTCAGGTCGTCATTCGTCATCGGTCATCTCCTCCAGAAGGATCTCGGCGCGGGGATTGTCCCGGTCGAGGTGGTGATACAGGTGCATTTCGCGCACCGCGCGGTCGTTGCGGTAAACGCGGCCCTGCAGCGCGTCGAGGATCAGCGACGGATCAAGGTCCGGTCGCCGCGAGGCGTAGTAGATGTGAGCGGTCATGCAAATCGGCGCGAGCAGCTGGTCCTGCGCTGGCAGCTCGGGAACTTGCCTCGAAACGGCCTCGATATACGCGAGGCCCTTCTCGCTCTTGATGACCCGCAACTTCGACCCGAACCGCACGATGCGGCGGCTGTTGGCCTTGCTGGCGGGCTCGCCCAAGATGACGCCGCTCCATGTCCGCTTCATGTATCACCATTGCAGAAGCATTCAGTGGCCCTGCCCTCTTCTGCGAACAGGTCTGCGCTTGCCTCCACATTGGCGGCTATCTGGGCGTATGACGGCCAATCCTTGCGCCATTGATCACCGTACACTTTCTCCTGTTGCACCCACCAGTCCGCCGAGCCCGGAATGTCACGCATGATAGCGCGCACGGTGGCAATGGGTTTCAGGAAGCACAGGTCGCAGTTCCCGTGCGGTGTGCGGCCGTTGATGTTGGGTAGCTGCAAATCGAAGTTCTGCCGCTCCCAGAACGCCGCTACGTCGCGCTTCGTGATGCCAGCATCTGCTAACGGACAGACAACGTACCGATTGCCTTCGTTGGACGCCTTGATGCGCGAGACCCTGTGCATCTCGTCCGCGCGCAGGCCAACGGCCTCGGTCCACTCGTCCCAACCCAGCGTCGCCTTCAACATGCGGTGCATGGCGCGGATCTTGAGGTCGGCCGTGCAGAACCTGGCGACGACGTTGGGCAGCATCTTCTTGCGCCGGATCAGCGCCGCGAACGGCTCGCCCGCGCGGCTGGCGTCGGCGTAGCTGGTGATGCGCCACCGCTGCGCGACCTCGTCGTGGTCGGCGTACTCGACCCACATGATCGGCACGCCCCATCGCTCGCCGCAATCGCGCACGAAATCGAGCGTCTGCGGCATCTCCTTGCCGGTGTTGGCGAAGATGACCAGGACGTCGCTCGGCAGCTCGCCGCCATGCGCTTGGACGATACGACAGAGCATGTAGGCGGACGTCCTGCCGCCGCTGAACGAGACAACTGCCGGACCCTTCAAAAAGAACGGATTGTTCCTCATGGCGTCCCTCCCGTCGCATCGCGGCTCTCGGCCAACATCGCCCCGCTCGACCCGGTCATCGACCGCTCTTGCGGCGGCGGCGTCCATCGCAGCAGGCGCTGCGGGCGGATGAGGTGCGCCGGGACGTCCTCGTACCTGCGGCCGCGCATCAGCTTCGGCCAGAGCTTCTCGGCGCGCGCGACGCAGGCCTCGGGATCGGTCGAGCGCGTCTCGGGCTCGGCGATGTCCTCGAAGTCCGCGATGGTCGGCGCGATGGGAGCGACGGTGCGACCAAGCGCGAGCGCTTGCCTGCCCTTGTCGGT